CGTTGATATTTAGAATAAAAAAAGGGAGTCCTAAGACTCCCTGTTATTATATCACACCATTACAATTACGCAACTAGTATCAGAATGAATACTTGATACCTGCCTTTGTACCGTATCCACGGTCAACGCTGTCAGAACCCGAACCAACGAAACTGACTTCGCCATAGACACCAAGAGCATCAGTAACGCCAACGCCAATACCTGCCTTACCAGAAGGAACAGTGTCAGATTCTCCGCCATCGGGAGAAAGTACGGTAGCTCCGCCTTGGACGTAGTATGATGCAGATTCGCCAAGAGCGCCTTCATACCCTACGTGAAGGTCTGTATTCGTCCCAGAATAATCGGATCCCGTCCAACCAGAGTTTGCCTCTACGTTAACGTAAGGACCAGCGAATGCGGCAGGAGCAGCGATTGCAGAAGCAGCTGCAAGGGCAGCAAATGCGGTTTTGATCATTGAAATTTTCCTCGTTTAAATGTTTGTTTACTTGCGGAGTGGTTACCCGCAGATGGAGAGTCGGTTGTTTCCGACTGCTTGAAAAGTATAGCACATGATGCAGAGCGCGTCAAGTGAGTTGGTGCGAGTAATTGAGGCACCTTCTCTGATTGCTACAAGGTTAATTTATCAGGGTTGAGTCCAGAAATCAACCCCCCTTGTGCCAGTTTGCTATGAGCATTACTTACCATTATAATAAGTTCTACTTATAAATCATCCTCTGAATCATTGTCTTCGCTTCTGAATACTAGCAATTCTGTCCCATACTCAATTCCTTCCATTTCAGGATGAGGTGCGGGTAATACGGTCTTTTTTGTCTTCCTAGGTTTATCAAATTCCTTAAGTGTTGATGTCATCATAGTAAACATGAACGCAAATGTAGCTCCCAATAGACTAACAAAACATATTAAGTATATAAAAACTGTAATTTGATTCATTTTCTAATCCATCTCGGTAGGTAAAATATAACGAAAGATAGTGCCCAGAAAGTTAATAATGCCATCACATGCATTAATCTATTGGAGTTTACAATCAAACCAATAGCTACTAGTCCCATCCAAGTATAGTCAAGTGTACCATGGAATCTATACCATGTGTTTGCACCATACTTTTCAATAAATTTATCTCTTTGTCTAGAGAACCACGGTGATACGTGTCTCATCATAACGAATCCTTCGTTGAAGAACATAACAAAGAATCCAATCCAAAAAATCATAGTTTTTAATTAAGGTAAATTAATGCACCAGTAATGCGAACGTTTGCACCAGTGATAGAAACGTCTGCTCCGCCAGTAATACCAACTGCTGCTCCACCAGTAACACTAACTTCTGCACCTGCAAGAGTCATGTCACCAGTCGAAGTAGCAGTGAAAGTACCACCTGCAGCAATCGTTGCAGCAGCACCTGCAGTAGCAGTGAAGGCAGCACCAGAATTCATGATAGTTGCACCTGCAACAGCATTAGTGCTGATGTTACCTAATACAGATTTTACACTGTATGAAGAAGATCTATCTTTTACTAAAGGAACAGCAAATACGCCACCTGCTGCAGTGATGTTAGATACACCACCAATGTATTGTTTATAGTCTCCAGCAATAACATGACTAATATGACCTGGTGAAACAACAGCTTGATTAGATCTCGGGTCAAACTGGACTGAAGTTTCTTCTCCAGCACCAAAACTCATCTTCTGACCTAGAATAATATCCTTCTTATTGATTTGTGCAGAGTTGATAGCAGTAGCAGCCATCTCAATATCAGACTGAGATTGAATTTTAATAGATCCACCCGCTAAAACTAATTCTTCAACAGCTTCGATTCTAATTATATTTGCTTTTATAACTCTTTCTGATCCTTTAGCTTCATCTATATGATCTCCATAACATATGATGTTTAATGCTTGTCCATCACCCTGTGGTTTTTGATTATCACCTTCGTGAAACTCCATATTAACTCTGGCCTCATGCTTATGAAGACCACCAAATGTTGTGATATTTAATCTTCCACTAGCAGCACCTTTATTAGGATCTCTTGTTCCAGTCATGACAGTAATTCTCCCATCATTATGGAAAGTCATTGCATTATCAGAACCTGCAGGACCATCAATACACAATGCTGTTGTGAGTTTATCTGGAAGTGTTCTTTCATAGATAGATGCTCTTGTTCTATACCCTTTATAAGCATAACACAACCTAATACCACTGGTATCTTGTGTTTCATCAGGAGTTGATGGTTTTGCAATACCATCCTTCTTAATATTATTATAAGTTTCTTGTGAAGCAGCTGCCATTATCTACATCTCCTAAGGACAATCAACATAACGACCTGTACCAATTTTGGTAGAACCAATCTTGGAAAGTCCATCTGTATCTAGACATAATAATGAAGGTAACAATTGTCCTCCATATCCACCACCACCAACGACTTTGACCTCAGGAAATCCTTCAAAAGTTTTTGTTCTATTAAGAATTCTAGCACCAATTAAAAATCCATCATCATTAATGATAGCTTCTGCTAATCCTGGTTCGTCATTAATAAAAATCTCTGGTTTAGTTTTATATCCAATTCCAAATCTAGTAGCGGTAAATGTATCAATGACACATCTCTTGTCATTATCACCAGAGCGATTTTTCTTATAACCAAATCCTGGTGAGAGGACACGAATTTCAGTTAAGAATCCATTGTCATCTAATAATGCCGTTGCAGTTGCACCAACTCCTTCTCCACCAACGAATACGAATGGTGGTTCTGCCCATGGATCGCCAGGATTATCCACAGGAATTTCGATAATACCACCATTATCATCTGTAATTACATCAGGAATATTAATTGCAGGTGGTCTAAAGTCATCAAATACAATTTCTGTAGAATCACCAACACCTTCGTCAAAATCAGGAAGATTTAAATCTCTTCCTGATACAATCAAAACATCTGCAGTAGCTCCTTTACCTGTAATAGCAAAGGTTAGATTTTCTGCTTCTTCTACTACACCATCTTCTGCAATACCAATAGTTACTTGTGCTTTACCACTGTTAATAACAAATGATCCAGTTAGAGAACCATTAATGATATCATCTGATGTAATACCTTGACCGAATAAGTTGTAAAATAAGATAGTTCCATTATCTACATTATTAGTAGTAATTGAATAGATAATAAATTCATCTTCTGGACAAATAGATCTGTTAGCTACAACTTCATAAGAAGGTGTGGTGTTAGATGGATCGTCGATAGGATCATCTGGCGTACCATCTCCATCATCATCAGGAGGAGTCAAAGGATCCTCAGGAACATCAATATCAATTGGATTTTCTGATGGTGGATTGTATGGAGGATAATCTTCTTTAAGTGGTTGTGGTGAAATCTCACACTGTGCAACATTTCTTACAAAAAATGATTTAATTCCGCTACTATCAATCGGACTATTTTGTTTAATTTTTACAAAAAATTCTTCTATTGATCTATCAGATAGTGGATCTCCAAACGTCCTAATCTCAACAGTTTTTGAAGTTTCTTTTGGTTGAAAACCAACAATTGTATTTGCTGATAAGTAATCCTCTACAGGTGTTGCTGTACCTTGTCCATCCAGAGTTTTAAATGTAACAGAGGAAGCAGATTCTAGGTATCCAGAACGAATAATTGTGAATACAGCAGTATCACCTCTAGTTACTTTAATATCTTGAATATTATATGCAATTTTTGGTCTCTTTGTAGCTAAGTCATCAGGACCTTTTGGTGTGTATGGTAAAGGAACACCTCCAGTAAATCCAATAGTAGTAAGTGTTAATGGATTTCCAGTATATGCTTCTTCACAAACATACTGTGTATAATCACCAGGAGTATCTCCAAATAAATTATCGATACTACTCAAAAGATTATCCAAGAAATCTTCATCATCTTTTTTCCCTTCTTCTTCTCCATTAGTACATGCTTTCTTGTACTTATTACATGTTTGATCAGGACCAGAACAAGAAATACCAAGAAGTTTTAAAACAAAATTGATAGCTTGACCGATCATATTAAGTGGTTCAGCAATAGCACCAAGAATATCTTGTAGAGGTCCTAATATTTTACCAAGTATTTCAGTAATCAACTGATTAATCTTAGAGATGATTCCATTTACAAACTCATCTACATGACAAATAGCAGCACGATATGCTTTGTTGACGTAACTCATCAATACATTTGTCAACCATGACATCAAACGTTCACCTAAGTCTGCCATTTGACAACCAAGGTCTTTCAAAGCATTGTTAAAGAATTCTGTTACAGGAGTTAGAGCATTACCAGATTCATCTGGTCTTAATAATGCCTTTACTAAGTTGTCTACAGCCTCCTGTAATTGTTGTTTAATATAACCTTTAATCCTTGCTAAGAACTCAGTAACAACACGCTGTGCTTTGTTAATAGATGTTCTTGCCTTAGAGATTGCACTGTTTACACCACCACTAACTTTATTAACATAAAAATCTCCAATGTTGCCATTGTTATTCTGTATATCAGATAACATCTGACCAACAATAGAGTTCATCTGTGTTTTTAAATCTTGGTCTTTGCATTTTTCAGCAACACTTTGACACCACTCTTCTTTTTTTAATCTTTCTGTTGCTGCTGGTGGTACAGGAATGTCTTGTCTCTTTTCACCATTTTCATCCTCAACTTCTCTTCCTGTAGATAAACCCGAACCTGTTCTAGCACCCTTTTCAGAAACACCTGATGTTTCAGTAGTACCTGATTCTGTTACTTCTTCTGCACCATCTTTATATGGGTCAACTTGTGATTTATAACTCTCTCCTGTAACATATGCTTTTCTTTTTGGTCCTGGTGTATTAACAATCTTTGTAGCTGCAGGTGTTTGACCAATAGAACCTATAATAATAGGTTTCTGTTTATCTGCGTCTACATAAAATCCAGTTACCCAACAACCTTCAATTAACTGAGAACATGCACCACCAACATTACCTGGCATGAATGGTGTTGTAACTGGCATCACAACGGTTGCCCATGGCAAAGCAGCAGTAGGAAGAATATCCTTATTACCAGGATGATCTCCTACAATTCTTACCTTATAACGATATCCACCTTTATTGTTTTTATCGTCATCTACAGTTCCTTCTACTTGTCCAATCCACCAAGCGTATCCATCGGATCCAATTTGGTGTATAGGTACTAACCGTGATAATGAGTCATCCATATTCAATCTTCATATACTAAACATTCAGGTTCTGATGGATTTGAGTCACAAAATAGTTCCAAAGGTGTTGGATCATGATGATCACCTGCTTCAATCTCTTTCTTGTGATGCTCTACATAGTCTTCCAATTCGTGCAACTCACCCTCAACATGACGACGTTGATGTGGTGAGGTCATAGGATTGTCAAGGATTTCTTTGTCCTTTTCGATATGCTTTTCGATGCTTTCCATAAGTAGGTAACTTCCTTTAGTTATTTATTTACTATGTGTGGACACTTTATCCTTTTGTCCATAAGAGTCTCTCATCAAGCGCAATGTAGTGTAAAATGTACCATTTGATCCAGATAAAGGATCAAAAGCATGTGTTACTTCTTGAATCAAGTATTGTCCGCTACTCTCCAAGTCGAAAGGTTCGTCCTTTCCTAATGAAGTTGGTAGCTTACTGACTAGTCTAACATTAATTTTGTCTCCTGCACATATTTCAGCATTTCCAGGTATTACGATACTACACTTCTGATTTGTAAGTAATCTATACCTTGCTATGGATTGTGCCATATAATATTTTTGCCAATCAGCAAATTTTGTTGGAGATTTAGATCTATCTCCTGGTTCTGGTGAAGCAGGTTCAAGTTCATTAGACCAAGATTCATGATCTAAGTATACTGACATAATTCTACTGGGATAATCAGATAATTCTACATCTTTTACAGGAATTAAAGAAAGAGAATCTTGTCCTCCAAGATGTGACATGTTATCATAACTATCTTTAATTTTATAGACATACTCTTCGTATTGCCCTGTTGAATGATTGAAGAATACCATCAAAGAAGAATATTTTCCCACTCTTAACGATGTAAGAGTATCAACCTCAGAATCAAAGATAGATTTTTTAATTGTAAATCTTTCATCCGCACCATCTCCAATATTTCCCAATCTCTCCGTATAAGGTTCATCTGGTCCATCACCCCATGCTTTCACTTGTAATCTATCAGATTTTAGAGGACTTTTCTCATCAGCACATAAAGAATCAACTGCAAAGAAATTATATCCTCTACGTGTTTCCCAAAAGAAAAATCCACCACTGCCTTTAATTTGTTGTTCTGATTTATTCTTATTTGATGTATTATTAGTTTCAAACTTAGCTTTAGGAGAAATACTCTTAACTGCTAGTTGTGTAATAAGATCAAATGGTCTTTTATTATTAGGAATTATTTTGTTTTCAAATAAAGAAGGTTCTGAGAAAAACTCTTTTTGACTACCAATATATTCTGGTTGTTTTATCATCTTTTTAATAATCCCCTCAGGATTACCTTCCATTACAACATTAACTCTTGTAATTTCAT